AATATTGTTTTTCATCCGGTATTATAACAGAAGATAGAAGATATACCCTAATTTGGCTTTTAACATACTTATTATTTATAGCATGATGTTCACTATTACCTAACAAATTGGACACCAAAGGACAAAGGAATTCATTGCATATCTGGGATTAATTTTCCAATGCTTCCTGGAGTATATCCTCTTGCCAACAACTAAGGTACATATCAAATTCATAGCAAGGGAGGTAATTATTTCGTAAACATGAGCACTGCGGGCTCAGGCCAGGTCTTTCAACATCCTGCTACGTTTGTTGGATCTGCAGATAGAGTAATAAATCTTGGACATTATCAGTACTTTAGCGCGTTTGTGGAATCTTAAAAAAGAAAGATAATACATGTTGCTGGCCCGGATTTTAATACTTAGCAATGTTTCTTCTACAACTCCTTAGTCTAAATTCTAACTTGTACGAATGTCTTAGTCCCTACAATTGAAAAGTTGAACAAACTATGGGCGCCAAAAATGTATCAGCCTAAATAATTTTAGAACTTAAGCAAAGCACTCAGTTTAAAAACTTAATTTAAAATATATAATCAATTGAATCCGGGATTCTTTCAAGGATGGTTTTCAACTATATAAACTAAAGTATCAGTAAACGCTAACACCATTCAACGTTCAGTTGAAAGAGTTTTATATTGGTCCTACATTAACGCTGTGGATCCATATGCTTTGAAAGCCAGACTCAGCTAAGCCAATCTTATACTTCCTGAAGATTAACTATTTATATAGTTTAATTGTTCTTTCGAACGAACTTAAGGTTGGTTTGGTCTCTCTCATTACAAGTCATATTAAAAACACGATTAAATTTTGAGAGAAAGGAGAATACGCGGCAAAGGCTGCAAAGTTGATACTTGGAAAAAAGTTCGATAAGATGACGATGAAAGCGATGATGATGATATAAAGAGGAAAAATACAAGTCAAGCTTTCTAAAAATTAATTCAAGAATCAGCCAACAGGAAATAAGAAAAGAAAAATGCTGACGCGCACATAGTTAAGTAGTAAATTCTCTAACGCGTCAATAGGCTTACTTCAGGCGGAGGAGTTTACCTATCATAGAATATTCGTGGAGTCGGTGTAGATGGCGGTCGAATAGCATCTAAATTTGATAATTTGCAAACGATAAGAGACCATTTGATATCAGGCATGAAGAGCGTCAAAGTCAAAACTAAATAGATACCATTGATCAGGTAGCAGTAATAATTGAACAACTATTATCTATCAAAGCCATGCCCAGAATAATCCATAATCGACATACACCCATCCATGCAAATAACTTAAATACCGAAAGCATATTACAGCTAGATAGTCGACAGTAGTCGAAAATGGGCCAAAAGCCATCCCGATCCAGAGACAGACAAAAACGGCAAGTTAATACCTTTCTAAACTAAAGGCAAGAGTGTCAGGACTGGATATAATATAGTAAAAGGAG